CCCGATTTGATGGTTGACTTCCGCTTGGCCTAAGTGTAAGGGGGGAGGGAAACTTCCCCCCGTTATTTTGTTCCATCCCTAAAATAAAATATACACTATGTCTTGCTCCCTCACTACGGGCTACGCCCTCGGATGCCGTGACGCTGTCGGCGGTATCAAAACTATTTATGTCCAAACCTTGAACGCAACGGGTTCCGTGAACACGAACGGCAGCGGATTGGTAACTGGATTCACGCCTGCCTCGGTATCGGGGTCTTGGTTTGAATACGACTTGACTAAGGCGACCTCTTCAATGACGGAAACGCTGAACGCAAGCACCGAAAACGGCACTTTGTTCTACACGCCCGAAGTCACCTTCACCATAAACAAGTTGCAGACCTCCGTCCGCAATGAGTTGCGCTTGTTGGCTCGGAATCGCCTGTTGGTCATCGTCCTTGATAACAACGGACGCTATTGGTTACTTGGTGCCGCAAATGGCTTGGAAGCCTCCGCTGGGACTGCTGGAACGGGGACCGCATTCGGTGACCGTTCAGGCTACGAAATGACGCTCACGGGAATGGAACCCGATGCAATGCTGAACATCGCCGCCGCAACTTTCTCCGCTTCCACAACCCAAATCAGCGGTTCGTAAAGTATCTTTGACCTGCGGGTTCTCATACTCCCGCATGGTTTAGTGGTTAGGGCCATCTCTCACGGGGTGGCCCTTTTTTTTTGTACCTTTGGGTATGAGAATTTGTATTGTTTACAACGCCCACCCGACGGGGTGTTCTTTTTACCGCTTGGAGATGCCTAACGCCTACTTGGGCGACAACTTCACGGAGTTTGACTATGTCTGCGTTGATAATATCGCCAATGTCAAGGACGAGGACCTAAAGACCGTTGATGTGTGGTTATTTAATCGCCTTTGGTGTCAAGGTACGCTGGACCAAATTCGGAAGGTTTACGAGGCTCTAACGGCGTTTGGAGCGAAGGTGATACTTGACCTTGACGACTACTGGGTGCTGGAATCGGGACACATCATGTACCGACACTATTTGTCCACCAAGTTGGACGAGCAAATCCGTGAACACATCCGCTTGGCTGACCATGTGACCACCACGACCGAACACCTTGCCCAAAAGATTCGCCTGCTCAACAAAGCCGTGACCATCCTCCCGAACGAACCCTACGAAGCATACCAGCAATACCTGCCCGACACGACGGCCGAACCCGAACCGCACTTGTTCAAGATTGGCTGGTTTGGTGGAGCGCAGCATCAAGAAGACATTGCCCTCGTGGAGCACTCGTTCGGATTGCTTGCCCACGACAAATCCCTTGACGGGAGATACAAGATTTACCTGGGCGGGTGGAACGATGGGAACGCCGTGTACGATGACTACGAGCGGATGCTATCCTGCAAGGGGCTGAACAAGAACTACGGCAGAATCCAAGCGGCGGACATCTACTCCTATGTGGGGGGCTACAACTTCATTAACGCCACCATCGCCCCGCTCCGTGATACCAAGTTCAACCGCCTCAAAAGCGAACTGAAAGTCGTGGAAGCGGGCTGGATGGGCAAGGCAATAATTGCATCCGAAACCATCCCCTACACCGACATAATCGTCCACGGCCACAACGGTCTACTCATCCCCTACGGCAAAAAAGACGCTTGGTACAAGGCGGTCCGCAAGTTTGTGAACGAACCCGACTACGCCAAGGGGTTGGCCGTGCAGTTGAGCAAGGATGTGCGGGAACGCTTTGACATCACCAAGACCGCCGAGCGGAGGGCCGAGTTGTACCGAAGCATCGGGCGCAAATTGTGAAATTGGCGGGCAAAGTACATTTAAGGATAGCGTGATTTATCTATCCCCCAATTCTACCAACACCATCGTCGTCACTTGGACGCAGCGGGCCTCATCGGGGGACCGTTACATCTTGCGCTTGACCAACATCGCCAAGAACCTGACCACCGACTTCACGCTGCTGAAATCGGCCAACCTTTCTTCCTACACGAACCGCTATGACAAATTTCAGATTACCCTGGGGGCGGTTGAAACAGGCTCGTATCGTTATGAAGTTTACGATACCTCTTCCACGGTTAGCGCAGCCGTTGCGGTGGTTGAAACGGGCTTGGCGTATGTACAGGTAATCAGCCTCACATTTAACACCTTCGCCAATACCATCCAATACAATGTTTACGGCGCAAGTGCCGTGAGCATCTTTGATTCCACCTTTGACCAAACATTTCAATGAGCGTACAAACCCGAAGTCAGTTGACGGCATCTGCCGCAACTATCACCAACGAAACAACCGCCGCAGCCAATACCGCCGCCCGTGTGGGTGGACTCTTTGACGACCTCGCAGACACCGCCACATTGGACCGAGAGCGGGGCGTTGCGAACCTGTACCTTGATTCCGATACCAACTTCACACCCACCCAAGGGAGCGCAGTAAAACTCACCTCTGCAATGAAGTCGGGGTTGCTGACTACTTACAACTTCACAAGGACAACAAGTTCTATCACCTACACGGGGACAACCAATGCGGCTTTGCGGGTATCGGCAAGCATGGTATTCTCGCAGGGGAACGGCAACCAAATCAAGATTTACATTGCAAAGAACGGCAACGCCATAAACCAGTCAATGACTGACATTACGACGGCTCACAATGACGGTCACTCGGTTACTATTGAAGCAGTTCTGCAAGGTGCGGTCAATGATGAGTTCACCATCTTAGTCAACGCCGTAAATAGTGGCGCAAACATCACAATTTCGGCCCTCAACTTCACCGTACACACACTATGAGCAGCATAAAACAATCGTTCACCCAATGGTTGGGTATTGAACACAAAGTCCCCGTGATGCTTGAAAACAAAGCGGGCAAGTACATCACCTACGGGGCGTTCAATGAATACCCCTATTACCTGCTGGACAACTACCGCCGAAGCAGCAAGCACAACGCTATTGTGAATGGCAAAGTGAACTACATTGTGGGCGGCGGATGGCAACCTGGGGAAAAGATGACCGTGGAGCAGCAGGCAAGGTATGCCAAGTTCTTTGATGGACTATCCGAACACGACGACTTGAATGACATCACCGAAAAACTCGTCCTTGACTTGGAACTATTCAACGGGTTTGCCGTCGCAGTCACTTGGAACAAGATGGGAACCATTGCGAAGATGGAGCATATCCCCTTTGAAAAAATCCGAGTGGACAAGGACGAGCGGATGTTCCAAGTGGCTGACTGGTACGACGACGCTATGGTCCAACTCTACCCCAAAATCGGGGATGTAGAGAAAATCCCCGCCTTTGATGCAGACAACCGAATCGGCAAGCAGTTGTTCTATTACAGGGTGTACGCCGCTGGCGTGAAGTCCTATCCGCTGCCCGAATATATGGGAGGCTTGGCTTGGATTGAAGCGGATGTGCAGGTGGCTAATTTCCACAACAACAACCTCCGCAACAACTTTTGGGGTGGGTATTTAATCAACTTCAACAACGGAATCCCTACACCCGAAGAACAGGGCGACATTGAGCGTCAAATCAAGCGGAAGTTCAGCGGGACCGACAATGCGGGCCGCTTTGTTGTGACCTTCAACGACGATATCAGCAAGGCTCCCACCTTGGAACCGCTGACTCCGTCAGATATGGACAAGCAGTTTGAGATTCTCAACAAGGCCATCCAGTCCGAAATCTTTATTTCGCACAGGGTCGTGAACCCGATGCTATTCGGCGTGAAGACCGAAGGCCAACTTGGTGGACGGCAGGAAATGGTGGAGGCGTACGAACTATTCAAGGCGACCTATGTGAACGACCGAGTTCGCAAGGTGGAGCGGATGATTAACTATTTAGGGTCGTTCAATGGCGTGGAAGGGATGGAGTTGATTCCTGTGGAACCCATCACCGAGCGACTATCCGAGCAAGCCCTGCTGCAAATCATGACCCCCGAAGAACTACGGGAAAAAGCGGGCCTTCCTGCGTTGGAAAAGCAACCTGCCGATGTGGTTGGACCCAATCCCCAACCCGACGAGGTTCCGCAAACGCCCGCCGTCATGAGCAACGATAACATCAAGAAATTGTCGGGCCGTGAGTACCAAAACCTCATGCGAATCGTCCGCCATTATGCGCAGGAAAAAATTACCTTGGAGATGGCCCGCACGATGCTATCCGCTGGTTTCGGCTTGACCCCCGAAGAAGTCAACACCCTGCTTGGCGTGCAAGAGCAAGCCTTCAGCGAACCCCAATGGGGCGAAGAAGATACCGAGGACTACGGATGGGGGGAGGAAGAGTTCAAGGTCTTGGAGGTGGTCGCAAGCAAGTTTGGGAGTAGTTCGGACGACTATGTGGTAATGCACTCCAAGCCAATGCGGTTTGACACCGACTTGGACGACCAGGTCCGTCAAGCCTTCGCAGAACTTGGCGAGGAGGAGAAGGAACTGGATAAAAAAATTGAAGCCTACCGCAAGAAGAACCGTGACGCAAGCGTGGAAGAAATGGCCAAGGAGTTCGGGGTCAGCAAGGCGAAAGTCGCCAAGCGGGTCGCCTACTTGATTACCAAAGACCGTTACCCCATCGCCCGTGCCGTGGACCAAATCGCCGAGCAGGGCTTGCCGAAAAACATCAAGGAAGTGGCCGAACCCGTGCTGGAAGTGAGGTACAAATACGCATGGGCCGCAGGTTTCAGCAACAAGGACAAACGGACCAGCCGTGAGTTCTGCAAGGTGATGCTGGACTTGGCTGACCAGGGCAAGGTGTACACACGGGACGATATTGACGGCATCAGTAACATCATGGGCTACTCCGTGTGGAATCGCAGAGGTGGTTGGTATCATACCGCAAGCGGAGTGAATCGCCCCCAATGCAGGCATGTGTGGGAGCAGCAGTTGGTAATCCGCAAAGGCAATAAAATCACGAAAGCATGAAGGCACTTTTTATCAGCGAACAAACCCTGCTGGACAATAGCGTAATAAACGAGAATGTTTCCTTTACGCAGATTCGGCCTACCATCGTGAAGGTGCAGGAAATGCGGATTCAGCCGATAGTCGGTTCGGCCCTGTACAACGAAATGGTGGGGCAGGTAGTGAGCGGCACGACCACGGCCCTGAACACTACCCTATTGGAGGACTACATCCAACCCGCCATGGTGCAATGGCTGTATTACGAGTTGCCCATGGTATTGGCCTTCAAGTACATGAACAAGGGAATGGTCCGCCGTACCAGCGAGGAATCTTCCCAAATGTCCATGGACGAGATTACCCGCCTCACCGACAAAGTGAAGAACGATGCCGAGTGGTATTCCGAGCGCATCACTCGCTACTTGATGGAGAACCGCACCGACTATCCGCTCTTCAATTCCCCGCCATCGGCTTTGGATACCATCTATCCGAACGGAACCAACTACAACACAGGCATGGCCTTGGACGCTCGGACTCTGCGCCGTGGTGCTGGGCTTGATAGACCATGGCCATACGGTTACGACCCTTACTGCAACAACTGCTAACGATGGGCGCACATTCTAAAAACATTCTGAAACTCCAAGCATATGTCATGGATAAAAATCAAGCAGGCACTCCTTGCGCTTGCAAATGCTCACCCGCAAGTAAACTCCTTCGGGACGGGGGACCCTCTTGCAATCGGAACGGACAACACGATAAACTTACGAACCCCAAGCCGTGAGCGCATCGTCTATCCGCTCGTCTTTGCGGATGTTCAGTCAGCGAGTACGGACTTGGGCAGTTTGGCTCTTACTGTGGGTGTCTATTTTAGCGACCGAGTGGAATCCATTGCCGCGATGGGTGGAGTGGTTTCGGGAAGCCCGACGCTGGGTTGGCAGGACAATGAAGACGAGGTTTTGAGCGACCAACTGCAAATCGCACAGGACTTCATTTCAAGCCTTACAAACGACCCGACGCAAGAGTGGACGCTAAGTACCTCCGTGTCGCTTACAAGGTTCGTAGAGAGCCGAGATGACCGCACGGCGGGGTGGGTGGCAACCATGTCATTCCAACTGCCATACGGCCACAACATTTGTGAAATTCCTTCATAAGATACATTTACCCTAAAGCAACCCCAATAAAATGCCTACTCCTATTCTTCAACAAATGCTCGGACAGGGCGGTTCCATGCGATTCGTGGACGCTGCGGTATCGGGCCAAAACTTTGACTTCATCGTGGTGAATACCGCCGCTACCTTCACGACCCTAACGGGTTCGGGAGGGGAGGATTTGCTGACCACTTACGCTATGAGCGGCAAGTCCGTGTCCGCTGGTATCGTCATCAGCGGAAGGAACGGCGGCAAGATTACGGCCGTCACTCCAAGCGTCGGTAGCGTCATCGGTTACACCTTCCTCTAAGCAATGTTTTTAGGCTACGGCTACGGCTATCCATTAAGCACCCTGCAAGGCGGTGGCTTATCGGCTGCGGCTTGGGCTGCGTTCAACGCCCGTGCTGATGCGGACGGAGCGACCACGGCAGAGGCTGCGGTCAGCGGTTGCCTGTTCGGTCGCTTTGCTACGATTTACAACTTCTAACAATGCCGACACCTTCGCTCCTAATCGTTCCCGCACGCTTCAAGTCGGGTAAACTTTACTCGCAAATCCCAACCAGCGGAGCGGGTGATTTCACGGTCACCCGTGCGACCAACGCAACCCGTGTAAACGCAAGCGGACTTATTGAGTCGGTGGCTTCGGGGATTCCGAGGTTGGACTATTTCGCAAGCGGTGGAACGGTTGGGTGTCCTGCGTTGCTTGTGGAGCCGAGTGGGAGTAATTTGGTGTTTCATTCATCCGATTGGACAAGCAATTGGAACGCTGGGACTGCAAGCGGAACAACGGTTGTCACAAATTCAGCCATATCGCTTGCGCCTGACGGAACGGCCACGGCCAACGAGATTTATCCAACAAGCGGAAATACAAATCATGTAAGGACATCAAACTCAACAACTGCCGTTACTTATGTAAGCGGCACAGTTTACACTCAATCGGCTTTCTTTAAGGCTGGTATTGGCGTTGGAATACAAGTGCAATTAAATAATCCAGCCGCACGATTTGCCCAGTCAGGCTACGCAAATTTTGATTTAATTGCTGGTACAGTTTTAGTTGTCAGCGGAACAACCGCAGACACAAATAGAGCCGCACGAATTGAAAATTATGGGAATGGTTGGTATCGTTGCAGTTATACGGCGACTTGCACATTGGGAGGAACAGGAGTTGGAGTTATCGCAAATTTAATATCCGCAAGTGGAGACACTCGTGCACCATCATTTTCAGGCACGGTCACGGATTATCTTCTTGGCTGGGGCGCACAACTTGAAACAGGCTCGGTCGCAACCTCCTACATCCCCACCACCACCGCAACAGTCACCCGCAACGCAGATGCAATTAGGGTCAGCGGAGCGGTGAGCGGAAGTATCGGGCAGACGGTCGGAACCATCTACTGCGAATTTGCGTATTTTGGAAGACCATCAGTTCAGTCGGGGCCGATATTTTTAAGGGAAACAAGTTTGAGGGGGTTGAGCATTGGAACAGCAGGGGTTACAAACATAAACTTTACCTCAAGGAATAACGCAGGCTCAACTTCCCTTGCAATAGTTACTGGTTCAGTTCAACTTAATACCTACTATAAAGTAGCAATCGCATACGATGCAAATGGAACTGCGGCAGGAGGTTCTGAGGTAAGTGGGGTTGTTGCGTATGTGAATGGAGTGCAAACCAATATCGGAACATTTCGTGTACCTGATGGAGTATTAAGCGAATTTAGAATGTTTGGCGCACCTGCCGCAAGTGCTGACACCGACCCATTTAATGGTCGCATCCTTGCCGCCGCTCTCTACACCACCCGCTTGTCCAACGATGAACTCGCAGCCCTAACAAGCCTTTAACAATGGCCACCTTTCGCAAGTTCGCATTCCCGTCGCAGAAGGTCGCAGACCAGTTGTTGCAATCCCTGCAACCGCTTGACACGGCCGTTCCCCTCGGAGAACTGGATGGCTTGGTATGCTACGACATACTATTCCAAGACGCTTATCCCGATTCCTTCGCCGCTTACATCGTATGGCCCGCCCCTTGCGGAGTGCATTCCTTCCTCGGTTGGGACGCTCAATACGCCGCAGATTACCAAGAATTTGCAACACCGCAAAGCAAATAACATTTCCAACTATGGGACTATTTCGCCGCAACCCTAACAAACCCAACCTCATGCAATCAGCCATCATCGCACTACTTCGCCACCTGCTAACATTTATCGGTGGTACACTCGTCGCCAAAGGCGTCATTGATACCGCAACTCTGACCGAAATCATCGGTGCGATAATTACTTTGTTGTCAGTTGGTTGGATGGCCGTGGAGAAAGTAAAGGCTAAACCCGAAGCACCGAAGGCGTGAACTTGATTGAAACCACTATCATCGGGTCCATCTCCGCAATCGTCGGGGGTGCAGTTGCTTGGCTGACCAAAGGCAAATTCACGGCCGATAGTTTGCAGGTCAAGCAAGCCCAAGCGGTGCTGGCTATGTGGCAGGCAACCGCCGAAGCACAAAACAAAGAGTTGACTGAATTACGCAATGAACTTGTAGTTTTGCGTCAACGGATTGAGAGTTTGGAAACTACCATCCATGCACTTGAATCCGAGAACGCAACACTAAAAGCCATGCAATGATTCTACCACTCACCAAGCATTCCCGCAACATCCACGACATCACCTGCCAAAGCGGGCAGGAGTTTCTTTTAATCAGCGACCTGCATTGGGACAACCCGCATTGCGACAGGGGTTTGCTCAAAAATCATTTGGACGAAGCCTTGCGCAGGAATGCCGCCATTATACTAAATGGGGACACCTACTGTTGCATGGGTGGGAAATATGACCGCCGTGCTGACAAGTCCCTCATCCGTCCCGAACACAACACCGACCGCTACTTTGACGCTATCGTGGACACCTCGGTGGAATGGTTCGCCCCATACGCCAAGAACATTCTGCTGATAGGTTACGGCAACCACGAAACCGCTATCATTAAGCATGGGGAAACGGACCTCTTGCAACGCTTCGCAAGCACACTCAACTACGCCACAGGGTCAGCGGTTGAAGTCGGTGGCTACGGCGGCACGATAGACATCCGAGTGCAGCACGACAACCTTCGGGGAGTGAACTTTGTCGTTCACTACTACCACGGCGCAGGGGGTGGAGGACCCGTCACCAAGGGGGTCATTCAAGACCAACGCCTCCTCGCAAGCACCGAAGGCTACGACCTCACTTGGATGGGCCATGTCCACGAACTTTACTATCACCAAAACATGATTCACCGCTATGACCGTTCTACCAAAACGCTCCTTCAAAAACCTATTCACCAACTTAGGACGGCTACTTACAAGGAGGAATGGGACGGCGGCTACATGGGCTTTCACACTGAACGAGGCAGAGGCCCAAAGCCTTTGGGAGGCTATTGGATGAAGTTGGAAACCTCACGGAATAGTAGCAAGGACAACAAAGGTCCCGAACTGCAACTCCACGCTACCTTCACTCCTGCGGATAGGTTGTACTAAGATATACGAAGAAATCGTACGCATAAAGTAGCGGATTCCGCTACCTTCCGCAAACTATCCCTCCTGCGTATCGTTGGCGGTTAGATATAAGTAGCCGTACTCTTTCTCCGCATTAAACTGCGGGCATTCCTTGGCTACCCCTGGGAAGTCCCGATGGCCACAAATGCGGGCCTTGGGATACTTCTGCAACCAAGAGAGCAGCACCCCTGCGATGGCTTGCCTCTGCTGGATGGTGCGGTCATCGCTATCCTTCCCGCCAATGTAAGACACATGCAGGCTTGTACTGTTGTGACCCGCCACCCCGTTGGTCACCTTGTCGTCGGTGGCCAAGGTCATGATGTTCCCGTTGGGTTCTACAATCTTGTGGTAGCCTACCGCCTTCCAGCCCAACCCCTCCTTCCAATGTTTGCGGATGGATGCTATGGTGGTGTTCTTGGGCGTGGCCGTGCAATGG